GTCCCCGAGGGCAAGAGGACACATGTTTTCACAAAACATTCCAACATTTGCCCAAACAGGAGATTCCCTGGATTGATGCTCAACATGATCATCCACCAAACCTCTCAATGGAATAGCATATGCAAATTTCATCAAATACGAGAGGCGAGCTTTTCCAGATTTTTCAAACAGCGTCATCCCACGTTGCTGAGATTTATGAGACTGAGAAGTATCCATCATCTGACCATAACTCAAAATACTACCAAAAGTGATGTCAGACACTTCTTCTTTGCCTTCCCGAACTCTCTTGGACATAGCTTCAAAGAGTTCAAAATCGGTAGACAAGGAATCTTGGAATCGTTGCTTACTATCACTAGTAAGATAGAAAATAACTTCTGCAAAGATTCCACCCTGATCAGACTCAATATGTTTTCCACTCTTGGAAAACTCAGCACCACACTTCATCGCTCCAGACTTATAGTCTTCTACAGCACTGTGAGGGAGATTCGCAAGCATGTCATCACCACAAATCGCAAATGGCCAAATCTGGCTATAAGGAGACCATTTCAACGAGGCCTCCACAAGCCAAAACTTATTTGCCAAATTCAACATTGGCCATGTAAGAGGGAGACCCATCGGACTCCCACACTGAGTGGTGTAAGGGACCTTATTATAAGAATTAATAACTTCATAAGGACCCAAGCATGCGCGACCCATCAGACGGACATCGAAGTCAAAATTAAATCCGTCTGCCAACCCCTCCCAACCAGCAAGGAAGAATCGCTGGTCTATAAGGTCAGACGCCGAAGTCAGATCTGCAGACACGGTAATACAGGGCCCAGGGCTTCGAAAAATATTTGCAATAGCCCGCATTTTATTACCCTTCAGTGTCGACTGACATTCAGGCAACAGGAGCAAGAGAGAAAAGAGATAAGGTTGAATAGTCTTACCAAGAGCCACCAGGCATCTTGGATGAGAAGTAACAATACGATATTTCAACCCACGCTCAGGAAGAGCATGAACCTTTGCAGGGAACGACCAAGGAATTACATACTCCTTACGTTTAACCCACCGCAAAGTCATCTTTGGCTCCACTTGCGAACCTGCCGGGAAATCACTTTTATATTCCCGACTGACTTTATAGTCACCTGTAGAAGAACC